GCCGACGGCATCCCGCCGCCGCTGGTGCAAGCCCAGCCGCCCCGCCGGGGCGGGCGCTCATGGGTTACAAGCCCACGAAAGGAGTTTTACAACATGACCGAACAAGAGAAAATGGAGATCGTCGTGGTGGATACGTCCACCTGCACCCTCTACGACTTCACCGCGTCGAGCTGGCGCGGCCCCCGCACCCCGGAAGAGGTCTTGAAAGCCGCTCAGAACAGCGCCGCCGATGATGTCCGCCGGTACGAGAATATTCTGAACTCTGGCAGGTATGACGACCGGAAAGAGTATTGGACGGAATGCCTTGAAGCAGCAAAGGCCCGCACATTCTCCACCATGACCTACGGCGACTTTCTGAACGCTCAGCGGGAGCGCCTGCTCTCCGACCCCATGCAGGAGATCACCGAACAGCAGTTCGACGACGCCTTGAACGTCCTGCCGCCGCTTGCATGGCACACCCGTCACAACGTCGAAGAGTTTTGCAGCCGCGAGTTTGAAACCGGCTCCTATACCATGCAATATGCGTACAGCCTTGTTCAAAACAAGCATTACGCCAAGCTGGTTGACTACTCCGACCCCTCTACATGGATCAGTTCCATTCTTGAGCGGCAGTAACCGCCCCGGACACCTCAGCAGGGCCGCACCGTAAAGCGACCCCGCCCCAGCCCGCAAGGGCTACACGAAAACCGCAAGCCCTACCAGGGCGAGCGAAACGCTTTGAAAACTGAATATTTGGAGGTTTACACATGGCTACTATCAACGAAAATGCCGCCCGCATCGCAAAGGAGCTTTCTTCTTTCTCTGATTACAAAGAAGGAAGCGCCACGGCAGAGTATAACGCTCAGTGTGCCAACGCTGCTGCAATCCTTGAGCGGGTCAAGCCCCAGTGCGCCACCGAAGACCAGCGCGAGCGCGCCGAATGGCTTTACAATCGCTACTGTGAAACGCTGGCTCTTGCGATCAACCGCGAAAACGAGATCGGAACCCGTTGCCCGTCTGTGCTCATCTGCGGCCCCGCAAACTTTCCTGTTCGCAAGAAAGAGAAGCAGGTAGCAGCGTGGGACGCGAACCGCAAGAACTTCCGCAAAGCTGACCACTATTTGCAGATGCTCAAGCGGGCGCACACGCTGGCTGTCAAGTCCGACGATCCCGAAGCGCTGGACTATCTCCGCGCAAAACTCGACCAGCTCCAAACCGCGCACCAGACCATGAAAGACGCGAACGCCTACTATCGCAAGCACAAAACGCTTGACGGCTGCCCCGGCGTTACCGCCAAGGAACGTGCATGGCTTGAAAATGACCACGTTTTCAACGGCGGTTCTCCGCTGGCTCTCTACGGTTGCCCTTATCCCGCCTATGCACTACAAAACAGCAACGCCAGCATCAAGCGGGCAAAGGACCGTATTGCAAAGCTGGAAGCAGCCAAGGCCGCACAGCCCGTGGAAGATGAACACGACGGCTACACCTACCGGGAGAACGCCGAAGCAATGCGTGTTCAATTCCAGTTCGACGGCAAGCCGGACGACGAAACCAGGGCGCTTCTCAAGCGCAACGGGTTCAGGTGGGCACCGTCGCTGGGTGTCTGGCAGCGCCAGCTTAACGACAATGGCAAGTATGCCGCCCACCGCGTCATGGAGGTTCTGGACGGTCAGCAGTAAAACGGATATTCTGACGGGGTTGCACCGTAAAGCAGCCCCGCCCCACTACCCCGGCAGCCCGCCGGAAGTATCACGAAAAGGAGTAACAACCATGAAGAACCAGAGCACCATCGCCCAGATCCAGTGCCCGGAACCGGTGACAGAACGTCACCACTTGACCGTGCCCCGCCTCGCCGACCTGGTAGCTCTGCCCACCGTCCACGTCTGAACACAGACCCGGAAACTCTGGCAGGGCAGGCACCGTAAAGCAGCCCCATCCCAGCCCGCAAGGGCAGCACCCGCCGCCGGCCCCGGTATCTATATACCCAGATCGGCAAATCTAAAAACTCGAATCCCTACCGGGACGAGCAAACACACATCACTTTGGAGGTATTTACATGAAACTCAAGGAAACCCGCATTCTTGACGCTGAGGGCGCACGTTACGCCTGCATCGCCAATGACTACTGCACCCGCTGCGACTGTGAAGAATATGACCGCATCCTGACCGACGCGGATATGTCCAGCCGCAAACCGGGCGGCATCACGGTTGACGATCTGGCCCGCATCGCCGAAGCGATCAAGGCCGTCAGCGAAACGGATGACGATGTGCCTGCTATCGCTTTTGCGCTTTCCCGGCGCACCATGTCCCATTTTGAGCAGGTCTGAATCATTCCGCCCCGGTAGCCCGCCGGGGCATCTTGTGTTATACTATTGCTGTCTTGAATATGCGTTTTTCTGGTGCTTATGTGCTCAAACTGAGCATATTTGTATCAAAATCATGGTTAAGTGTTCGGAAATGAGGTGTTTTTGTGATTGAAGGTGAAGTTTTCGCCCCTTGGCGGCTTGTTGCCAGCTTTGCAGACGGTAGCCGTTTGTTATTCGACGGTTTGACCGAACAGCAGGCAAAAGCAGCTATGGAGAGTACCCAGCGCGAGCACGGCTGCATTTCGTGGTGGGATCATGTGACAGATCTGAATTATGAGGACGGACGTTATTATCGCACCACGCCAGAGCCGCCCACGATCCACGTCTTGAAAATTGACGAATAAAGAAATACCCGGTAGGCCATACAGCCCGCCGGGTATTTCTTTGCTCATTTTCCATTATTTCCGATATTCGTGTTTGTTTCCCAGCGGCGTTTTTGCGTTTCGCGGAAATGTTTCACATACGCGTAAGCTTTCCCTGCCTAATTTGCCTTTATATCATACGCGCGAAGGTGAAATGCTTTCACGTTTTCCTTTACCCCTTCCGGGGCGTAGCGTTTGCATTCTCTAAGCTGGTGCGCTTTACTTACGCGCATTATACGCACGCGCACGGATTTCTTCCGCCTGCGGCATATCGTCAAGGCTTTCAGCAAGCCGCACCAAAGCTTCTGCTTTTATCCGCTTTGTGTGCGATACGCTGTACCCGATTTTATGCGCCGTTTCCTCCGAACTGTGGCCACACAGCCATAATTCCGAAATCACTGTTGTGTACACAGTCTTTAGTGACCAGATTTGTGCGCGGATCGCAGCAAAGTCCCCACGCAGCACCACTTCTTGTACTTCCAGTTCCCGCAAGCGGTCAAGGCTCCCCAGTTCTTCGGCTCTCTGGGCAATGTCTGCCGTGCTATCGCTGTGTCCGCTTCCGTGCGGCATTCCGCCGTACTCAATGCCGCGCAGACAGTTCAGATCGCCTTCCAGCAGGTCTTTTTCTGCCGCAATGGTGCGCAGCTTCTTTTGGATATCCGCCGCGTAGTCCAAAACCATTTTTGCATCTTCAATCCGCATCTTCTGCGCCCTCCTGCGGCTCTGCCGTTACTGTTTTTTTGTGGTATCTGCCTTTTTGGCTTCCAGCGCCACCTTTCGGCGGGCTGCCTGTTTTTGCCTGATCTGTAAACCCAGCGACTTTTTGAAATACGCCGGGAGCGGCTTTTTCTTAGGCTTCCCCATGTTCTGCACCTCTTTTCTGCGGTTTATCTTCCCAGTTCGACAATAGCACCCAGGCTTTCGATATCCGTCTTCGTTGTCCGGCGCTTTTTCAGCGCGGCAAAGATCATGCTCTTGTTTTCTGCGTAAAAGTTCGCCCCGACCGCAAAATACCGCAGTTCCGGGTTAAACTGCTGCCGAATGCGCAGGCAGAAGATCATGTGACCATCTACCGGCACATCCAGCTCATAGACCGCGATCTGACCGGTTTCTTTGCTGATTTCACGGCAAAGAAACACCGCGTTTGTCTCAAACCTTGCCTTTTCTTCATCTGTCACAGCTTTTCACTCCTTCCTGCCTGTTTTGCAAGGCGTTTCCACTCCCGGATTTCATCCTTGCTGTCCGGCGTGATGATTTCCGTGAACTTATAGCCTTTTGGCTCTGCGATCAGGTCAATAAACAACCGGCGGCGGTAAATGTAGTCCCGCTGTGCCCGCCGGGTGAATTTCGACTTGATTTCTACCACTTCCACCGTGCCGTCAGCATACACCAACACATAGTCTGCCGTATATCGCGCCGCTGGCAGTTTGACATTGCCATACTCCTTTGCAGGCAGCAGAGGAAAGGCAACGTGCGGCGTTGCCTTGATGATCCTGCCGGATTCAATGCCCGGCACCACCACGGATATGTAATACTCGTATTCGCCCCGGCTCTCGAAGGTTTTCCCGATTTTCCCAGCAGACTTTGCCGCATCCGCCAACGTCTGCTGCGCCGTGGTACACTTTCCCCTTGTTCGCCGTGCGATTTGTGCTTCTGCCTGCGCCCGGTAGCACGGCGGCAGGTCTTCAAGGTTCAGCCTTGTGCTCATGGCTGGTTCCTCCTGTTTTTCCTCCTAGTGTCCGGCTTCTTTTTCAGCTTCACGATCAGATGCTTCGTGTTGTTTCCAGTGACGTGCTGCTCACATTCCCGCAGGGTGTAGCCGGGGTATTTTTTCTCCCAATACTCCCGGTCGTCCGGCAGGGTGAAGGCTTCATCAAAACGCTTGCGGCTCCAACGGGTATCATTTGGGCGCGGTGTCGTTGGCTTTTTCAGTCCTTGGCTCTGCCGCCAGCGGCGAATGCGGGCGCGAGCTTTTGTCATGTAGGTCGTCAAGCGCTCAAAGCTTGAACAGGTCAGGTCGATAGGCTCAACTTTCACAAGCCCCATTGGCCGTCCGGCGCCGTCCCGCCACAAGTCCTTGATTTCCTGCCACGTCAGATTGCCTTGCAGGATCACATGGTGATGGTGCCGCCCGGTAACAGCCCCGTACTCGTCCACAACGCTGTATTCTGCAACCTGCATCCACTTCGATGCATCCTTTCCGGTTTTCTTGCAGTAGCGCTTCAAGCGGCGGGTAAAATTTGTCCAGTCTCGGTCAACCTTTGCAAAATCGCCGGGTGCAGGCTTGTGGGCTTCATCGTATGTAAACGTAACAGCCCAGTCGCTTTCTCCGAAGTTCGTATAGGCCAGCTGGCAAAAATACCGCCTGGATATCGCATCATTGTACTTCTGCTGTGCAATGGATGTTGCCAGTTCCCTTTTGCGGCGGATGGACGCAGTGTGTTCTTTCTCGCTGGTTTCAAAAAGGTCTACTTCTGCGTACACTTCACCGCAGATATGCTTTTGTTCCCGAATGTACCATGCACGCACCGTTCACTTCCTCCTTCCGCAAGGTTCTACTGGGATTTTCTTTTTTTGGACCAGTCACACACAGCTTCGCAGGACAAGGGGAAGACAACACCGGGCAGGTCCTTTCAGGTTTGCTTGTCCGGCAGGCTCTATAGACCTGCCCTCGTTTTCTCCCCCTTGACCCCCGCTTTCCCCGTCATTCCTCCGTGGTCGTCAAGTTAAGTGTTACATACAAGCCCCTTGCCGCCTTCCCAAGGCGGCGGTTCAACGGGGCTTCATGTTATGTTGGAAAATTATTCCAAATTCAGTTTAACTTCCTCACCACGACAGAGTTTCAGAAAATCAGGGAGCACAGCTTTGCGTATCTGTTCCTGAACTTCTTTGAAGATAAATTCATGCGTCCAAACCGGACGGCCTATTTTCTGCTCTATGTACTTGTGGCACAAGCCGTTTTCCTCCGGGTTATCCTGTCCTCCAGTCATCACATAACCGGTATACGCTTCAACCACGATTCTTTCATCCAGTGTCATACATCTTTTCCTCTTTCAGGCGGTTCCGGCTGCGGCATCCAGTGTGTAACTTCATACCCTAGGTCTTTTGTCAAATAATGACCATCAACTTTTTTGAACTCCGTTAGTAGATCGGTCACCCAGCAATCTTCTTTGGCATCATATTGAGCAGCCGCCGTTGTTGTATATGCTTTTTTCGCGTCTTTTCCAACAATGAAAACCCAATTCCACTCATCGTTGCGTCCTGCCGGGATTTCACTTGCCCGCCGCCATTCCGGCACTTCGATTTTCGGTGCGTTGTCCAGCTCTTCGATGCAAGCTCTGAACGCCCCCTGAATCATCGCATCCACAACCGCATTTCCCGTGTTAGTTGCCGCGATTCCCAGCAGAATATTGTTTCTGGCTGGCAGGGCATCAATTATCATTCTTTCGCTCATTTGCTTTTTCCTTTCTTGCAGCGTGTCCCATATCAGAAAGATTTCTCTTCTTTGCTGCCACGCTTCGGATTTCTTTTCTGCATTCCTTGCAGTAGTGGGTGTTCGGACCGGCTTCATAGACCTTTCCGCACCTTTCGCAGATTTCTTTAACCATTGTTTTCTGCCCTCCAAAATTTAGTCATCGTTTCGGAGTACAGCTTGTAGCACTCTGGGCAAAGGTCAGTGTCTTTGATTGGCCCTTCTTTCCACGCCCTGAGAGCTTCCGAATAGCCGCTTTTGTGCCGATCCAGCATTATTTCTTTTTTGCAACGATCGCAAATTCTTATCTCGACATCTCTTCTCACTTTTTTGTTCTCCCGCCTTTTGCTTTCTTTTCATCATGCTTCGGCTCATGATCTGCGGTGGTTGTCAGCTTCACAGTGGGTTGCGGCTGATCCGACCGGTTCAGCGGCTTGTCAAAGCTCACATTCGTCCATTCGCCCTCCGGCTTATCGTGCCACGCCAGCGCATGACGGATACCCAGCCAGACCTGTTCTGCCCGGTACGGAATGCGCATACCGTCTTCGATAAGTGGGTGACAGGCAAACATCTGATAAGCTCTATCCATGTCGTCCTGCATCATGTTCCGATTTTCCAGTGCCCGGTAAAAATCTTCTTTTTCGTCCTCTGCGTTTTTGAATCGCTTTGCATCCATATCGGCATAGTGCTTCGCCATGCAGAGGTCTTCCGCAAGATCATTGAACTGTCCCATGTGCAGGCGCAGATACATCTCGCAAGCAGCCTGCACAGCTTCCGCCACCGGGCGGCTCATTGTCACCGTGACGGTTTCGACTTCCGCCGGGGTATCTTTTTTCTTGTCCATGCTGTCACCTCAAATTCTTACAGGCTGCGCTCCGTACCCGTCGCGCACCACTATGCCGTCTTTTTCTGAAATGTACATCCACGTCTTGAATGGGAAATTTGCAACCGGAATGCCCGCTTCAAGGGCAGCCTGTTCCAGCATTATGCACGGTCCGTAGTCGCTTCCAATGGAGAGTTTCGACCATGCTTTCGATTCTTTCTCAATCCTCATTGCCAGTTCTTTTTTGAAGACTTCAACTTGTTCCTCGGATATTTTCTTCGCCATCGAGTCTATAAAGAGACATATCACAATGGACGTATTACCATGCGGCTGGTTGGAAGCCACTTTTTTCGCCCACCAGTTGACGGCTTTTTCGATGGTTTCTTTGGTCAAAGTCATGATGCTTTCCGCCTTTCTTTAGAAGAGTTCTCTTATCTTTTCCGGCCACCGGCGCTGGCTCCGTTCCAGCTTGCAGATCATCGCCGCCAGCTGGATTGCTTCAACCGCCATGTGGACGGCGCGGTACTGCATTTCCTTCAGGTCTTCTTTCGGGATTTGCAAATCGCCCTTAACTTCGTTCCACAGGCGTTCTTCAATCCACCTGTCCAGCAGATAGCGTTCCGCTTCCGCTTCGCTCATTTCCTCCCGGATCACAGCCCACCCTTCATGT